CGGTAACCCCGATTTTAGAGAAGCTAATAGGTTATTCTATATATTCTGGGAAGCCTGCAAAGCAGACAAGAGATGTTTTGGAATGTGCTATCTCAAAAACAGACGTTCGGGTTTCTCGTTCATGGCATCTGGAGAAACAGTTAATGAAGCTACAATTTCTAGTGACGCGAGATTTGGAATACTATCTAAATCAGGTCCTGATGCGAAAAAGATGTTCACAGACAAGGTTGTGCCAATATCAGTTAACTACCCGTTCTTCTTTAAGCCCATACAAGACGGTATGGATAGACCTAAAACAGAGCTAGCTTATAGAGTTCCAGCGTCTAAACTCACTAGGAGAAGTATAACTTCAGTAGATAGACCTGAAGAACTAGAAGGTCTAGATACAACTATCGACTGGAAGAACACTGGTGACAACAGTTATGATGGTGAAAAATTAAAACTACTAGTACACGACGAGAGTGGAAAATGGGAAAGACCTAACAACATCCTAAACAACTGGCGAGTAACTAAAACCTGCCTTAGACTTGGTTCTAGAATCATAGGTAAGTGTATGATGGGCTCAACATCTAATGCTTTAGATAAGGGTGGTGAGAACTTTAAAAAGCTTTATTATGCTTCAAACGTCGAAAAAAGAAACCGCAACGGACAGACTAGTTCGGGATTATATTCTTTGTTCATACCTATGGAATGGAACTACGAAGGATTCATTGATTCTCATGGGGCACCTGTATTCGAAACACCAAAAGAGGAAATTGTAGATCCTTTCGGTGATACTATAAATCAAGGTGTTATTGATCACTGGAATAACGAGGTAGAAGGTTTAAAAGATGACCAAGACGGTTTAAACGAATATTACAGGCAATTCCCTCGTACAGAAGAACACGCTTTTAGAGATGAAGCTAAAGAATCTTTATTTAACCTTACTAAAATATACGAGCAGATAGACTATAATGCAGATCTAAGAAATACAGCTGCTGTAACAACTGGTAGTTTCGCTTGGGAAAATGGTGTTAAAGATACTAGAGTAATATTCTATCCAAACAAAGACGGTAGATTTAAAATATCCTGGACGCCGCCAACTAATCTACAAAACAGAATCATAGTAAAGAATGGTATTAAATACCCAGGAAACGAGCACTGTGGAGCTTTCGGGTGTGACAGCTACGATATATCTGGAACAGTTGACAAAAGAGGTTCTAACGGATCTCTACACGGTTTAACTAAGTTTTCTATGGAAAACGTTCCGCCTAACTTGTTCTTCTTAGAATACATAGCTAGACCTCAAACTGCTGAGATATTTTTTGAAGATGTTCTCATGGCTTGCATATTTTACGGTATGCCAATATTAGCGGAGAACAACAAGCCTAGGTTACTGTATCATTTTAAAAGAAGAGGTTATAGAGGTTTTTCAATGAATAGACCTGATAAAGTATACAATAAGTTGTCTGTAACAGAAAGAGAAATAGGTGGAGTACCAAACTCTAGCGAAGACATGAAGCAAGCTCACGCTGCAGCTATTGAAACATATATAGAAGAAAACGTAGGTCAAACAGGTGCTGGCTATGGAGACATATATTTCCAAAGAACACTAGAAGATTGGGCTAAGTTTAATATAAACAATAGAACAAAACACGATGCTTCTATTAGCTCAGGCTTAGCCATTATGGCGTGCAACAAGAACAGGTATACTCCTGTAGCTAAGAGAGAGCATAAGAAAATAGATTTAGGTATAAAACGGTACGATAACAAAGGTACATCGTCAAAAATTATAAGATAAATGAAAGTATACACCAATGGTAACAGCTCTTTCCCCAGCCAAGTAGCTAGCGAAGAAGTTAAATCAAGCTTAGAGTACGGTATTCAAGTAGCTAGAGCTATAGAGGGAGAGTGGTTTCAAGAAGGTCGTTCTGGAAATAGGTATGCTCAAAGTTATAGTAATTTTCATCAACTCAGGTTGTATGCTAGAGGAGAGCAATCTATAGCTAAGTACAAAGATGAGTTATCTATAAACGGTGATTTGTCTTATTTGAATTTAGACTGGAAACCAGTTCCTGTTATCTCCAAGTTTGTAGATATAGTAGTAAACGGTATGTCAAATAAAGAGTACGACATTATAGCTTACGCTCAAGATCCAGAGTCTCAAAAAAAGAGAACAGACCACGCAAATGGCATAGCTGCTGACATGGTAGCTCAAGATCTTATAGAGCAAGCTAGACAAAGCACTGGTTTAGACTTATCTAGATCGAACTTAAACCCAGATGAACTACCATCTAACCTAGAAGAACTAGAGTTGCACATGCAGCTAACTTATAAGCAAGGTGTAGAAGTTGCTGAAGAAGAAGTTATAAACAACACTTTAGCTAGAAACAAGTACGACTTAATACGACGCAGGTTAAATCACGACTTGACAGTCCTGGGGATAGCAGCCGTTAAAACAGGTTTTAATACTTCCAATGGAGTAACTATAGATTACGTTGATCCAGCTTACATAGTTTATTCATATACAGAAGATCCTAACTTTGAAGACATATATTATGTTGGTGAAGTAAAATCAATAACTATATCTGAGCTAAAAAAGCAGTTTCCTAACTTGTCTGACCAAGAACTCGATGAGATACAGAAGATGCCTGGAAACTCTCAATACGTAACTGGTTGGGGCAACTATGACGAGAACACCGTTCAAGTAATGTACTTTGAATACAAAACTTATATAGACCAGGTTTTTAAAATAAAACAAACTGAAAGTGGTTTACAGAAAGCTATAGAAAAAACAGATGCTTTTGATCCACCACCTAATGACAACTTTGAAAGAGTTAGTAGAAGTATAGAAGTTTTATACACAGGAGCTAAAGTCCTGGGTAATAACAAGATGCTAGAATGGAAGCTAGCAGAGAATATGTCTAGACCTTTTGCAGATACTACTAAAGTAGAAATGAACTACTCTATATGTGCACCTAGAATGTACAAAGGTAGAATAGAGTCTATAGTTAGTAGAATAACTGGCTTCGCAGACATGATCCAACTAACTCATTTGAAATTACAACAAGTTATGTCTAGAATAGTACCAGACGGTGTGTTCTTAGATATGGATGGTTTAGCTGAGGTTGACTTAGGAAATGGTACAAGCTACAACCCGGCAGAAGCTTTGAATATGTATTTCCAAACTGGTAGTGTTGTGGGTAGATCACTTACACAAGACGGTGGTATGAATGCTGGTAAGGTACCTATCCAAGAGTTATCATCATCATCTGGCCAAGCTAAAATACAAAGCTTAATAGGTACGTATCAGTACTATCTACAAATGATAAGAGATGTAACTGGTTTAAACGAAGCTAGAGATGGTTCAACTCCTGACAAAGACTCTTTGCTAGGATTACAGAAGATGGCCGTTAACGCATCCAACACAGCTACTAGGCATCTAATGCAGGCTCAACTGTATCTAACTCTTAGAGTGTGCGAAAACATATCTTTAAAAATAGCTGATTCACTAGCTTACCCGCTAACAGCTAACTCCATTAAAGAAAGTATATCTAATTACAACTTTCAAACTCTTTTCGAGATTCAGAACTTGAACTTGCATGATTTTGGTATATACTTAGAGCTAGAACCTGATGAAGAAGAAAAATCTAAACTAGAGCAAAACCTTCAAGTAGCTTTACAGACTGGTAGTATAGACCTAGACGATATAATAGATATACGTCAAGTTAGAAACTTAAAAATGGCTAATCAGTTATTAAAGCTTAAAAAGAAAAAACGTCATCAACAAAAGATGGCTGACCAACAAACCAATATACAGTCTCAAGCCCAAGCTAACGCTCAAGCTTCTGAAGCAGCTGCAATGGCTGAAGTTCAGAAACAACAAGCTGTGACTCAAGAGAAAGTCAACATAGAACAAGCTAAATCTCAGTTCGAAATACAAAGAATGCAAACAGAAGCTCAAATAAAAAGAGAGCTTATGGCTGAAGAGTTCAACTATCAAATGCAGTTAGCTACTTTAAAAGTGGAAGCAGAAGCTAAAAAAGAATCTGCACAAGAAGATAGAAAAGACGAAAGAACTAGAATACAAGCTACACAACAATCCGAGATGATCTCTCAGAGAAAGAACGACGAGCTACCTAAGAATTTTAAATCTAACGACATGGAGAGTCTTAGCGCTTTTGGAACAGAACAGCTTAGCCCTATGTAAAGGGTTGAATTTTAATTATTTAATTATATTATATTATGTCAGAAGTAAAACAAGAAGGAGAGTTTTCCTTGAAAGGTAAAAAAACAAAACCTAAAAACCTAGGTGAAACAAGCAAAGAACCTATAAAGGTAGATTTATCTACAAAACCCGAAGAGGAACAAGAGGTTACAAAGGTCGAAATAAAAGAACCTGAAGAACAGGTTGTCGAAGAAGTTGCTAAAGAGCAAGTTACAGAAGAGCAAAACGCAACTACAGAAGATGAGCCTATTATACAAGAGGTTACTGATAAAGTAGAGGTTCTAGAAGAACAACTAGAACAAGCTGTAGTCGAGCAAAGTGCTGGGATTGATTTACCAGAAAATATCGAAAAATTAGTTTCTTTCATGAATGAAACTGGTGGTGATATAAATGACTACGTAAGACTAAACGCTGATTACTCTAACATAGATAGCGATACTCTATTGAAAGAGTATTACGCTAAGACTAAACCATATCTAGATTCAGAAGATTTAAACGTGTTATTAGATGACTTTTCATACGATGAGGATCTTGACGAAGAAAGAGATATACGCAAGAAGAAACTTGCATACAAAGAAGAAGTTGCCAAAGCCAAGAGTTTTTTAGAGGAAACAAAGAGTAAGTATTACGACGAGATCAAGTTGAGACCGGGCGTTACTCAAGACCAACAAAAAGCTACTGACTTTTTCAATAGATACAACGAAGAGCAAGGCAAAGCTAAGCAACAACACGAGAGCTTTAAAGAACAAACTAAAAAATTATTTTCCGAAGATTTCAAAGGTTTTGATTTCAATTTAGGAGAGAAAAAATTTAGATACGGAGTTAAAGATCCTAGTAAAGTTGCAGACAGTCAGTCAGATATTAGTAATCTAGTAGGGAAGTTCCTTAACAAAGATGGAAGTATAAAAGACACGAGTGGCTATCACAAGGCTATGTACGCAGCTGCTAACGCAGATACTATTGCTAATCATTTTTACGAACAAGGGAAAGCGGATGCTGTTAAAGAAGTAATTAACAACTCTAAAAACCCAAGTCAAAGCCTTAGACAAGCGTCTCAAACAGGTTTCAAAGATGGTATAAAAGTAAAAGTGTTAGGAGAAACCGCTCTGAATTCATCGAAACTAAAAATAAAAAAAATAAAAATTTAACATTTAAAATCATTTAAAATGGCATTAAACAACGCATTTGGCTCAATTAAGCCAAGTCAAAAACAACAATTATTGTCTGACAACTACTTAAGTTTTACAGACGGATCAGGAAACGATTTCGCACAACAGTATCTACCTGAGATTTACGAACAAGAAGTAGAGCGCTACGGAAACAGAACTTTGTCTGGATTCTTGCGTATGGTAGGAGCTGAAATGCCTATGTCTTCTGATCAAGTAGTATGGTCTGAGCAGAACAGATTGCACGTTGCTTACAACGATGTAACTCTAGCTACAGCTACTACTTTAACATTTGTAACTGGTGGAGCTACTACAGTATCTAACGTTATTTCTAAAAACGACACTATCGTTCTTATGAACCCAGCAACTGGAGCAGAGCTTACAGCTGTTGTAACAAATAGTGTTGATAACGGAGCTGGAACTTTGGCTACTATTACTGTTGCTACTTATACTGCTGCTAACGTTAACGCCGCTGCAGGATTTGCAACTAACGACACTGGTCTTAAGATCTTTGTATACGGTTCTGAGTACGCTAAAGGAACTGGAGACGCTGACATCAAGTCAATCACTCCTACTTTCACACAGTTCTCTAACTCACCTATCATCATTAAAGACAAATACGCTATCTCTGGATCTGACGCTGCTCAGATTGGATGGGTTGAAGTTGCTACTGAAGATGGAACTGGAGGTTACTTGTGGTACCTGAAAGCTGAGTCTGAAACTCGTCTACGTTTTGAAGACTACTTGGAAATGTCTGTAGTTGAAGGAACTTTAGCTGCTGCTGGATCTGGAGCTTTGGCTGCTGGTAAAAAAGGTACTGAAGGTTTATTCGCTGCTGTAAAAACAAGAGGTAACATATTCTCTGGTTTCGCACCTGGCGCAGGAGTATTGACAGATTTTGACGCTATTCTTAAGAACTTGGATACACAAGGAGCTATTGAAGAGAACATGCTATTCGTTAACCGTCAACTTTCATTGACTATCGATAACATGCTTGGAGGAGTTTCAGGTGGAGCTAACGGAGGAACTGCTTACGGTTTGTTCGAAAACTCTGAAGATATGGCACTTAACTTAGGTTTCTCTGGTTTCCGTAGAGGGTCTTACGACTTCTACAAGACTGACTGGAAATACTTGAACGATGCATCTACTCGTGGAGCTGTTGCAGATTCAGGAATTGAAGGTATCTTGGTACCAGCTGGAACATCTACAGTTTATGACCAAATCCTAGGAACTAACATCCGTCGCCCATTCTTGCACGTACGTTACCGAGCATCTCAATCTGATGATCGTCGTATGAAGTCTTGGTTGACTGGATCTGTTGGAGGAGCTTACACTTCTGATCTTGACGCAATGGAAGTACACTTCCTTTCTGAAAGATGTTTGTGTGTACAAGCTGCGAATAACTTCGTATTGTTCACTGACTAACACAAGAGTAAATTACTGTAATTCTTACCCTCGTTGTAATAGCGGGGGTAATTATTACTTTTATTAACATTTATATTATATTATATTATGGCGAATCAAGCTAAAAAAGAAGCAGTTCAATCAC